TCACCGCACCGGCGCAACTTTGTTGCCGCGCCGGCGGCGGTATATCCCCGCCGTGGTGGCCTCGGTCGAGTGCCCGAGAAGCTCCTGCGCGCGGCGCACATCATCAACGTCCGTCGCCGCCTTAGACCTCAGATCCCGGAACTGCCATTTCTGGCCGCTTGTCTCGCGGGCGTCGTCGAATCGGGTGCGCAGCATCGTGTGCGTGAGCGGCTGACCCTTGTCGGTCTGCACCAGCCAGGGGCCGGTGGCGGTGCGCGGGCGCCTGAGGATGCGGTCGACCACGGTGGCGAGTTCGCCGGTGATTGCGATTCCGACGCGTGCGCCGGTCTTGCCCTGGCGTACCCACAGGTGGCCGTCGCGGATGTCGTCGCGGCGCATCTTGCGCACGTCGGCGGGGCGCTGGCCGGTCAGTCGTGCAAGATCCAGCGCGTCCTGCAGCTCGGGCGTAGCGGCGTCCCACAGGGCTTGATACTGCTCGTCGGTCACGTAGATATCGCGCCCGGCTTCGTGGTGCTTGCGCACGCCGGCGCAGGGGTTTGGCGCGTCGGTGATGCCGCGCTCGCGCGCCCAGTTGAACACGGCTGAGAGCAGCGCGATTTCCCGATTGCCGGCGATCTTGGCGGTGCGCCGGTCCAGGTATTCACGGATGTGCGCCGGTTTGATCTGCTCAAGCGTGGCCTTGCCGAATGCGGCGTCCAGCCGATCGAGGCCGGCGGCGTATTCGTGCTGCGTCTTGACGGCCTTGCCGGCGAGCCCTTCACGGCGGTAGCGGGCGGACACGGCCAGCCATCCGGAGCGCGGCGCGACGACTCCGCGCTGCTCCAGGTCGGCCCATTTGAGTTTCGCTTCGGCCAGATCGGCGCCGAGCGCAATCGCGCCACCCGTGCGCGTGCGGTAGTAGTACAGCACGCGCCCGCCTTTCAGCGTGCGCCTGGTCATGCGCGGCGGCAGGTCGCGGTTCGCGGAGGACTTCGGGCGGCCCATGTCAGGCAACTTTGCCAAGCTGGAATCCTCCATCATTGTCCTGCGTGGCCGTGCCGTCAATCGCCGAGCGCGGCACCACTGGCCGGCCGGTCGCAGCGATCCAGTGCCGGATTCCCTGCCGCGCAAGCCAGCGCGCCTGCGCCGACGGCATGACGTAGCCCGTCAGCTCGGCGACTTCTTCGCGGGTCAGGAATGCCGGGGCGTGCATCAGTCGTCACCAGCCGTTCGTGCGACAAAAAAACCGCGCAGGACCACGCCGCTCTCAAACACGACATAGGACGTGTCTCGGTCGCCGTGCCCGCAACAGGCATTCGTGACTCCGGGCAGCAGGCCGAGGCACTCATCCACATCGCCGTCTCCAGACCACTTCTCAGAGCCGCATACGATGCATGGCCGCATCGTCCCACCGTAGCCAGGGATTGGCTGCTTGTTGTCGCTGTAAATCCAGCGATCCCCGATCCATACGATGGGGTGGCCGCGGAAAGTCGACCTCCCGCGCGCTCGGGCCTCTTCTGCCATGGCCTTGTCGCCGCTGGTGGCGCGTTCGTAGGGCAGGGCCATCAGTCTTCGCCCTCCCGCTCGGCTGCGCGGTCGAGGCGCTCAATCTCGGCGAGGATCAGCGCGCCGGCTTTGACGAGGGTGCGTCGGGGCGTGGTTGGCTTCCACCACGCTTTGTCCCACGGCCACAGGTAAGGCGACAGATCCGGCCACCCCCCAAGTGCAGCATGAAATGCGTAGCACCCTGCCGCTGCCGCCATCTCCCCGGAGCTGTGCTCGTCGTCATGCTCAGGCGTCCAGCCCTCGGCCTCGATCTGGCGCTGCCGTTCGGCCAGCACGTCGCGAGCGGCTGCGGTTGGCTCCGCATCCCTGCGCAGCCTCACGGCCTCGTTGAGCATCGCCGCGATCTCGTTCGCGTACCGCCATGCCTCGCCCTCGACACGCCATCCGACGACCTCAAGCGCGTCGCTATCGTCAAAACTCCGAACGGTCGCGTCATAGATGCGCTTCGGCCATTCCGGGTCCGTGAAAAACCGCTGGCTGATCGGGTTGCCGTCGTTGTCGGTGTAATCGCTCATCCCTGTTCCTCCTGTGCGCGCTCGATCTGCGCTTCCAACTCAGCGATACGCTGCGCCATTTCTCGATAGCCGCTGAGCCGTTGAGCGGCCTCTGGAGAGGCGAGCCACGTAGCGGCCTTCTGTTGCCACTGCTTGATTTGATCTCGCAGCCCGGCAATCTCAGCATCCCCGCTGATTTCCTCCCACAGCGCGCCCAGCGCCGCGCACAGGACGGCGTCCTGGTCCTCGGTGAGCGAGCAGCCCTTGCTGGTCATGAGGTCGTTGATGTGCTTCATGAGGGCGGTGCGGTTCATTTCTGCCCCCTTCCCAGCACCGCCAATGCGCAGCCGACTGGAATTCCTACGTGCAGCATCATCACGACAAACGCTCTGGCCCCGTCTCCGGTGTCCTCGACCCACCATCGCAGATCGAATGCGGCCCACAGAAAAATGGACAACGACGGCAGTGCAATGCCAGCGATAAGCAGGGCGTCGATAACTTGTGTGCGGGTCACGCTGCAATCCTCCTGACAGCCAGTTCCGGCACATTGGCGGCGACGAGCGCAGCCGCAGGCGGCGTGCTGACGCTGTTGCCGACCATGCGGACCTGGGCGGATTTGGTGAAGGCACGGCCGTCGTGGCCGTGGGTGATGATGTAGTCGGCCGGGAAGCCCTGCGCTGCATAGAGTTCGTGCGGTTGGAGCATGCGCAGGCCGATGTCGACGATGACGTAGGGCGTGCCGCGGATGCTGACGGTGACGAGGGCGAGGCGGTCGCGGGTGGTGATGGTAGCCAGCGGGTCGCGCGGGTCCATTTCCTGCCCGTTGCCGTAGTAGGTGGTGAGGAAGGCGGCGACGCGCAGTGCGCCGGCTTCGGCCTCGGGCGAGAGGGTGCATTCGACGACGCCGAACCTCGACGCGCCGGCCAACACGGTGGGCATGGGGTCGCTAAGCTCTCCACCGACGACGTTCTGCGCCATGGCAGTTAGGTGCGCCGTGACAAGCCGCTGCTGGCTGCCGCTGCCGGTAACGGTGCTCATGGGGTCGCGCAGGTCGTGTCCGTCGCCGTCGTAGTAGCCGCCGTTGGCCTGCTCGAGCAAGGCGGTGACGAGAGCGTGCTTTTGTCCGCCGGCCACCAGCGTTCCGAGTGGCTGCTCGATGTCGAGCGATCGCGGCGCCTGGCCCTCGCGCTCGCCGTAGCCGGTTTGGATCAGGACTGGCGCAGTTCTGCCGCTGTTGCGCGGCACAGCTCCGCCAAGAACGGCGGCGTTGCCGTTTCGGCGCACTTTTCCCACTGCTCCGCCGCCCATAGTTTCTGCTCTTGCGGGGTCCGAAGCTTCGGACGGCGCCGCGTTCGCGGTTCGAGGGTGAGGTTGAGTTGCTCCATCGATTCCTCCGGTTTCAACGATGAACGGCTCCCTGCTCTCGATCACGTACCTCTGCACGCCGCGTGCGATGCGCCGCAGGGTGGCGTCTGCCAGCGGCTTGGGGCGGGTGAAGATCGACGGGCAGGGAATGGACCAGTCGATGCACTCGGCTGCAGCACGCCAGCGGCGTTGGCCGCGCGCGGGCTTTTTGTGGTGGGTGGCTGCGGGCCACTGGATGGGCTGGCCGTCGCGGCGGGCGACGAGGAACAGGCGCTCGCGCGTGGTGGGTGCGCCGTGGTCGGCAGCGCACAGGATGCGGTGCTCGACGCTGTACCCCAGCCCCTGCAGCGTTCGCAGGAATCGCCGCCAGGTGCGGCCGGCGTGGCGCGCGTCGGGCACCAGGTATTGATCCTGCACGGCCACGCGCTCGCCCGGCTCGGCGACGCTGCCGCAGCGTTTGATGACGCGGCCGGTGGCCTTGCAGCGCTTGGCGACCAGCGGCCCCCATTGCCGGATCTGTTTGACGTTTTCGAGCGTGATGACGCGCGGCGCGACCTGCCCGGCCCAGCGCACGCCGACCCACGACAGCGCGCGGATGCGGGTGTCGCGCGGTTGCCCGCCTGCGGCCTGGCTGTGGTGCGTGCAGTCCGGCGACAGGTGCAGCAGCCCTACGGGCCGGCCCTGCGTGGCCCCGCGCGGGCAGACCTCGAACACGTCGGCCACGAAGTGGCGCGTCTGCGGGTGGTTGGCGCGGTGCATGCTGAGCGCGTCGTCGTTGTGATTGATTGCGATGTCTGGCGAGCGTCCCAGCGCCTGCTCAACGGCCACGGAGTAGCCGCCACCACCGGCGAAAAGGTCCACGATGATTTCCGGGTCAAGTGCGGTGAGGCGTAGTTGTGGGGATCGCATACGCTCAGGCCTCCGGCCGGGTGTAGCTGTAGGCGCCGTCGGCGTCGGTGTAACGCTCGGCCACGCCGCGCTTGACCATGCGCATCAGTGCCGGCGCAATGGTGGTGGTGGGCAGGCGCAGGGCGAGGGCGATTTCGCCCGAGGAAAGCGGCACATCGTCAGCGTCCGGCAGAACGCGCCAGATCAGGGCCGGGCGGGTGCCTGGCTGGATGCTTTTCGGCATGGCGCGATCGGCCAGCGGCTTCGGCCCGCGCTTGATGGGCGGCTCGGTGCAGACCATGCGGCCGGGCACGGTGCGCGGCGGAAGCGGGCGGTGGCCGAGGATCAGGAGGGTGTCGATGGTGGTCATTCCGCTGTGCCTCCCAGTGCGGTGTCGATGCGCTCGAGCAGGGCGGTGATGTCTTCGGCGTGGGCGAAGTCGTCGGCGTCCATCTGATGCGTGATCGGGTGCGTGCTGCACTCGACATGCGTCTGGCGCTCGGCGGCGATGAAGGCGCGGGCTTCGATCAGGGAGGCGCGCATGGCGTCGTGCGCGTCACACAGCGGCATGATGTGTTTCAGCAGCGATGTCGGCCACACCGCGCCGGGCAGCTCGCGCTGGCGCCGCAGTTCGTTGGCGATGGCTGCGGCGTTAACCGGCTGCGAATCGGCCATGGTCCGCCTCCGTCGTGCTCTGTGCCGCCCTGGCGCTCTCCAGTTCGATCAGCATGTCGATGTAGTGACGCGCTTTCTCCAGATCGGCGATGCCGCCCTTGACGCGCCAGCGGGTGACGTACTTGATGACGTTGCCCTCGAAAAACCCGATGCCGTTGGCGTGGATGTATTCGACCGGCTGGATGGCCTTGGCCTTGTAGTGGCTGCCGCCGATCTGCTGCTTGAGTGCGCTCATGCGTGACCCCGGTGCAGGTGGTTGAAGACACGCCGCCACACATACCCGCGCGCGACACTCAGCGCGGTGAAGGCGGCGGTGATCTGTAGGTTCTCGGCCATCTGAACGGGCAAGCCCCACACGGGCACGACGACCCACGTCCAAAACGCCAGCGAAACGATGAAACCGCTGCCGACGTTGAGGCATTGCTCGATGAATGACTGGAGGCGCGTTTGCATCAGCGATTTCCCTCCGGGAATCCGTTGTGCGTCTCGCCGTCGAGCAGGCGACCGGCGGCGGACTTTCCGACGCGGCTCATCTGGAGCCACCAATGCTTGCCGTCTTTCACCACGTCGTCCTGCGCCCCCGTTCTTCCATCTTCGGTGACCCAGATGGTCGGCTTGTCGTCAACCGTGTAGTCGATCCACTCACCCCACTGCTTGAACAGGAACGGCACGCCAGCGGCCTTGCACTGATCGCGCAAACTCCTAAACCACTCGGGATGCGACGGCCGCGCCTGCGGGCCGGATTCGCCGCCTGCGATGATCCAGTCGATGCGGCGCTCAAGTGGGTCTTTGCCGGGGGTCATCCATGCCGACAGCGCGTTGTATGCGCGGCCGTCAGCAGCGGTCATGTTGAGCAGATCAACCGGCCCAAGCATCGGCTCGATGCTCAGAAACCGCACGGCAGCCGGCACGGCCAGCAGCTTCGGGATGTCGCGGTCGGCTTCCTGCTGGTTGCAGATCGTGGCTCCGATCCAGACGTTTGCGGGCGGGGTGCCGTTGCGCCAGTGATGGGCCATCAGGTCGCCTGCATGGCTGCCGGGGCGCGGCATGTCGGCAATCTCATGTAGCATCTTCGACAGGTTGCCGATGCGCTTCGTGAGCAGCAGCCAGTCGAGATTCGGCGTCGCCGCGATCAGATTGAACAGGTCGCGGCGCCACTCGACCGGCACCTTGTCGAGCCAATCGCCAAGGCTCGCGCAGAACACGCGGCGGCGAGCCGGCTTGAAACGCTCCGGCAGGTGGTTGCATCTCGGGCAGCAGCCGTTGCGCAGATCAGCCTCGCGCCACTCGCCGCGCCATCCGCATGCCGGGCATTCGACGAACTCTTGCGCATTCCACGCCAGCGGCTTCCTCCAGTTGCCCGGGCTGGTGCGCTTCCTCGGCACGCCCGGCCCCCAATGCGCGCCGCCGAAGATGCCGCGGCTGTCAAGCCGCTCGGCGTAGCAGTGGTCGCACGCCGGGCTGACTTTCGTGCAGCCGATCCACGGGTTGAACGTGCTGTCGCACCATTCGATTTTGCTGTGCTCAGCCATTGCACGCCTCCCGCGCGTCGACCAGCCCCGTATCCGGCGCCGCCGGCACACGTTCATGCGCGGCATCCGGCAGGTCGTCGAGCAGGTATTGCTCGGCGCACCACCAGTACACGCCGGCGATCAGGGGCTGTTCGCCTTCTTCGGACAGCCGCCGGCCATCCTTCCAGACGTGGATGCAACCGAGCAGCATCGGCCCCTGGTCTTCGTCGTCGCGCTCGGTCGGCGGCAGCGCGATGATGGCCGTGGTCAGGTCCTCGGCCGGCGTTTCGGTGTGGGGGTGCCAGATGGTCATGTTCGTCCTTGGTGTCGCTGCGCATTCCGGTTGCGCCGTTCGGCGGAACTGGGATACGCCCGCTTTCGCGGGCGCGGTGGTATCAGGCGCGGGTGTTGGTGTCGGGCGTGCCGTGGAAGATGGTCTGGCCGGTCTGGTCGGCGATCTCGTGCCAGACCTCCATGACGGCGTGCTCCAGCACCTTGTGTGCGCGCACGAGCTCGTGCCACATGACCAGGCCTTTGCCTTCGGCGATGCGGTAGCGCAGGCGGCAGGTGATGGCGTAGCGCGGGCCGCCCTCGAACACCGGAATGGCGATCTCGAATTCCTCGGGCACGTTGAACTGGCCCTTGGCGGTGGTGCCTTGCAGTTCCTCGTTGTAGGTGAACTGCACTTCGCCGTTGGACAGGCGCACGGCGCTGGCGAAGTCGACCTTCTTCTTCGCTTCCAGCGAGCGGCTGACCTCCAGCATGTGAGCGGCTTCGGGCTTGGTGATGTCGGGCAGGTTGTCTTCGATGAACTGCGCGAAGTCGGCCTGCGATTTGCCCTTGCCGCTGGCGTCGCGCCACGTCTTCCACTCCACGGAGAGCGGGCAGGCGTATTCGGCGGTGTGATCGCGCCAGCCAGGTTCGTCCTTACGGTGGTCGTCGATGACGGCGACGAAGCGCGGCGGCTCGACGGTGCCGTAGATGGTGCTGCCGAGCTGGTGCAGCTTGAAGTAGGCGATGAAGCTGCTGGCGTCGCGCAGTACGAAGTGGCCGCGCTTGCGCACGGGCTTCGGCAGCAGGTTTTCGAGGTCGTGCACGCGGTAGCCTTCGGGCAGCGTGACGAAGGGTGTGCCGCCGTTGGTGCGCTTGATCTCGAATGCGAGGGCGGCCATGCCGGCGATCGCGCTTACTGCGCCGCCGTCGAAGGTGGCTCCCAGGTTGTCCATGGGTTGCTCCGTGGGTGGGTTGATCGGTTACGCGCTGCGCACGTCGCGCACTTCGCCGTCCTCGCCGCCGGGCACGGTGCGCAGACCATCGAGCTGCTGCTGTCGCGGGTCGTCACGCATGAGGTTGCCCTCGGGCGTGGCGAAGAAAATGGACGTGCCGCGTACGGGCTTGGGCAGCTTCACGGTGAGGTCGTCCAGCACCTCGACCTGGCCGGCCGGGTTGGGCTTGAGCTTGATCTTGAGCACCAGTTCGCCGGTCTTGTTGGTCTTGGTGCACTCGGCCACCAGCGCGTTGAGCGCATCGGTGAGTTCGTCTTGTAGGGCGCCGTAGCGGATCTGGCGCAGCGTGTCGGGAAACGGTCGTGCGGGCATGGTGGTGTCTCCATCTGGTGCCTGCGTCTTCCCCGCAGGCGTGGGGGTGTTGATCTCAGAACGTCGTGGGCTGGGCTACGGCGCGAGTTAGCGCCATCAGCCCGGTTTGCAGGTCGGTCGCGCCGATGCTCACCCATCGCGGGTCAAGTCCTTCGGTGGCGCGGAGCTTCTGCACGAGTTCGTCAAGCTGAACGCCATGCGCCTTGATCTCGTTCATCAGTGCCGCCTCGGCTTCGTTCAATTGCCGGTAGCCGGTCACCTTCGGTTGAATCATCGTTTCCATTTCCATCTCCATCAGTTGCCTGCGTCAGCCCCGCAGGCGTGGGCGTGGTGTTGGGTGCCCGGGCGGCCGGAGCCGCCCGGGTGCTGCTGCTGCATGCGGTCTTTCCCGCCGTCTGCCGAGGCCCTGCCGCTACACGGCTTTACCGGCCGCGCTGCCCGCCCCCGAAGAGGCGTGAAGGTCGCTCGTCTCAACACATGCCCTGACTGCCGGGGTTACTCATCCGCCACTGGCCCGGCGATGGCGGTGCTTCTCGCGGAAGCTGCACGCTGCGGTGCTCGGGGTGCGTCGCACTCCGCCGCTTCGATGCCTGCGGCCATCACCAGATCGGTGATGTCCTGCGGCTCGGCATGCGGGTGCGTCTCGCACGTGATGTCGATGATTCGCTCCAGCCGCTGCACGAGGTCTGGCGACAGCCATACGGTGACGGGCGTCATGCCGTGCTCGGCGGCGGTGAGGGGCGATGGGATACGGCTCATGCCAGCCAGCCCATGCTGTGCGCCAGCACCACCGGCGTGCCCAGCGCCAGCGACACGCTGGCGACGATGCCGTCGCGGTGCTCGTGCACCTGCCGGCCGAGCCGGCGGGCCGGGTGGCCGATCCACCGCTCGCCCAGGTAGCGCAGTGCCGCGGCGAGCTTGGCGCGGTGGCTGCGCACCATTGGCTCGGGCCGGAAATCGTTCTCGGTGATGACGGCCTGCACGTGTCGCTCGATTTCGCGTGCGCCGAATTCGGGCGGGGTGTCGGGCTGCGGCTCGATCGGGACGATGCGGGCGACGTGCTTGACGGCGCGCAGGGCGCGATGGGTGGCGATGGTGTTCATGCGGCCTCCTGTTTTTTCAGTGCGTCGGCGTAGATGTCGCGGCAATAAACGCGGAACGCCTCGGCGTCGGCGTTGCTGATGACGCCGAGCAGCGCCAGGGCGTTGTAGCGGCCCTGTGCCCAGCCGCCGGATATGCCGGCCAGGGCCTCCTCGATGGCGGTCTCGCGCAGGATCTTCTCGGCGGCGCGGCAGTCCTCCAGCGTCGGGCGCTGGATCTGCGGGCGGTTCGGTGGGGTGGTCATGCCGCACCCCGCTGTGCGCCGAACTCGGGCGCGGTGTCGGCCGGCTGCTCGATCTGCACGATGCGCGCGGCGTGCTTGACGGCGCGCAGGGCGCGCTGGGTGGCGATGGTGTTCATGCGGCAGGCTCCTTTCTGGCTTGTGCTGCAATGGAATCGCAGTGATAGAAGAGAGCGTCACAGTCGGCTTTGCTGGCCACGTCCAGCAGCACGAGGACGCTGTAGCGCCACATCAGCGTGTCGAGCGCCCGCCTGTTCCCGCGCCTCGCCGCCTCGATAGCGTTGTAACGCAGGTGGCGCTCGACGATCGCGCAGTCCTCCAGTGTCGGGCGCTGGATCTGTGGGCGGTTCGGTGGGGTGCTCATTCCGCACCCCGCGCGCGCTCAACCAGGGCGATCAGGTCGCCCACGGTGTGGGCGTGCTCCAGCGTCTCGTCGGGGAGTTCGACGCCGCAGGCTTCTTCGACGGCGAGGACGGCCTCGAGCTGGTCCAGGCTGTCCATGCGCAGGTCGGCGACGAAGGTGTGTTTTGACTCGATCTGCTCGACCTTGAAGCCCGTCGGCGCAACGAGCGCGGCGCGGACCTGGTCGGCGATGGTGGTTTCGGTGGTGGTGGTCATTGTCGGCCTCACTGCACGTGCGCCACGGCAGCGGCGGCGCTGTGGCATTCGTAGGCGCAGCGCTGGTTGCCGCGCACATTCCCGCGCGTGATGCGCTTCCTGGCGACGATCTCGGCCAGCGCAGTGCGGGTGAGCTGCTCGAGGTCCATCGTGTCGCGCAAGTTGGTGTTGGCCGGCAGGCCGCGCTTGGCGCAGATTTCGGATTTCTTGCCTCCAAGGATCGGGCGGTAGATGGCGTTGGTGCAGTCGGCAAAGCCTTTGCCGTGCACGCCATGTGCGGCCAGCGTGCTGGTGAGCTGGTTGCGCGCGGCTTTGCCGGCGCTGCGCTTGGCCAGCCATTCCTGCTGCTCGGGCGTGGCGCGGTCGGCAATCTCGTCGGCCAAGGTGATGTCACCGGACTTGAAGCGGGCGTACACCTCGTTGACCTGCACGTGCAGGGCGGGCGAGAGGTACTTTGCATAAGCGAGAGCGACTTGCCAGTGGGCGAAGGTGCCGCCGCCTGCGCCGCGCCTCGCTTTGCAAATGTCCGATTTGCGGACATTCAGGTTTTCGGCAAGAAACTCGATGAACTGCTCACCAGCTTCTTTCTGCCAGCGGCGCGGGTCGCGCTTTCCGTCGGTCATGCTGGCTGCGCTGGCTGCGGTGTGGATGTCGTTGAGCGACACGCGGCCGTCGTCGTCGGTGCGGACGGTGGTGCCGAGAATGTGCAGGGTGGGGTGCATGAAGACCTCCTGATTAGCAACTTACCGCTAATGGTAAGCAGTAATCTGAGGAAGTCAAGCAGCTAACTGCTAACAAAGAAGAAAAACTTCAAACTTGCGAGAGCGCATCACGGGCAAAACCGATGATCGGCCCGGCCGCTGGATGAAGGTCGGTGGCAGTAGGACTGCAGAAGTGCAAAACCCGCCGTGCGGCGGGCTTCGTTGGATTGCGGTCGACCCCGCGCAGCCTGTCCTACCTGACCGGAAGGCGCCGCCCGTGGCCAACCAGGACAAGGCCGATGGCACCCGCGAACAGCGGTACCCAGCCCCATTGCAGCTGGATGGACTGCGCCATCGCCTCCGCGATGCCTGCAAAGGGGTTGCCCTCGAGGTTCGCCTGCATATCAGTTTTCGCCTGCTGCACCCGCATAAACAGTGCCACGAAGTCGAAAGTCACGATCCCCAGCGCCGCCCATCCAGGCCAGCGCACCAGGCGCACCTTGTCAGAGTACGCAAACCATACTGCCAGGCCTGCGAGGGCCAGCAACACGTAGCCATCGGAGAAGCGCAATTGCGTCGCCGTGATCGAGCCGACGAGCGGCACAGACATCAACGGCGCGAAACAGCCGACCGCTAACACCAGCGCGGAAATGACCACGTCACGCACGCCCTGCGGTTCGCCCGTCGCCGCTGCATTCTTGCGGAGACGCGTTGCTCGAACACTCCGGGGTGGCGCTTCAGCCTCGTCGCCCTGGCTCGCCTCGCCCGCTGACCACAGATACGGTACGTTGCAACGCGGACAAACGGCCAGCGATCCCGCGTCCGATTCCTGCCGCACATAGCCGCAACCGCTGCATTTGGTCATGTCATGAGCCCCGTAGTGGCCTGGCAGTCAGTCGAAAACGCGACCGCATTCCATGAAGTCGCGCTCCTTGTAGTGTTCGAGCTTGGCGAGTTCGCGGTTGACGTTGTCCGGGTGGCGGAACTCGCGTGACCAACGTTCCGCCGATGCGCGCTCCCGGGCGATTTGGTCGCAGCGGGATTCTTTGCGGGGCTTGTTCGCTTCGGTGATTGCGCGGCGTTGCTCTTCTTCCCTGCGTGCCTGTGCGGCGACGCGATCGCGCTCGAGGTCGGCAGCGAGCCGTTCGGCGGCTGCCGCGCCGGCAGCCGGGTCATAGTCGCCGCTGGCTGGACGGACCTGCATGGGGGTGTCGTCCTTGGCGCAGGGACGGTCGGTGAACACACGCTTGCCGTCGACTTCGCATTGGTAGACCTGGGCGTGCGCTGTTCCAAGCAGCGCAATCAGGAGCGTGGCGAATTTGGCTGGAAGTCGCATCGCGTTCCTTTTCAGGCGATTGTAGAAGAGCGCACTCAATGTGCGAGGGTAAGTGCGGCTTCTGCCAGGCGTGATGGGTCATGCGAGACTTCAACGACCATGCCTTTCTTGCGCAAGAACGGCCAGGTGATGTTGTCGATGTCGTTGTCAATCTTGAGCATCGTCTCGTCGTCATAGCCGGGCGTGCCCTCGGCCGGACGGTAGATGAACAGCCCGCCGACGGTGTTCGGGTGGTCGCCGAGAATCGTGTTGGCGCCCCACATGGCGATGGTGCCGCTGTTGAGGTTGTGGCCCCGATAGGCCGGGTCCCTGAAGTGGCTTGAGACAAAGGTGCCGTAGCGCACGCCGTTACGGGCGAAATCTTTGTCGGCAAAAATCGGGAGGTCGATGCGGTGAGGTTTTCCTGCGGCGTCACGAAGAGTGACCGGGTCTTCCTGAAACAGGCGCCGGAACGAATTCGGGTGGCGCTTGCGAGCCTCGTCAAAGACGGTTTTCCTGAGCGACTGGTTGTCGACCGTCTTGGCTTGCGGTGCGCTGTCTTCGTCGGCGCAGGGGTTGCGCCCCAGCGTTACCTGGCTTTCGTACAGGGCATCCACAATCTCTTGAGCCGAACTCCCGGAAGCGAAGTGCTTGTCGCCAATGATTACGTGGTGCGAGGGGGTGGTTGCGCGCTTCGATTGCTGGAAATGTTCGCGCACCGCGGTCAGCAGGAAGCTGAAGTTTTCCACCCCCGCCGGGCCATACAGGCATTTGAACGCTCGGGCAGAGTCTAGGATCCGCACGTGCAACCGTCGGCGATTGTCGATGAACCCGACGCCGATGTTGAGTAGTTCGCCGGTTGCAAGGTCGGGCGTGAGGCGGATGGGAAACCACTTGCCGCTGACTGTCTGGGCTTCTGCTTGCGGTGCGTCGGCGAATAGTTCAGCGAGATCAAGGGGCATGTCTAGGTCAGCCGGTGGTAACGCTTTGCGAGCAGCGCGGTGAGGTCGTATGCGCGGCGTTGAAGAAAGTCTCGGAAGGTCCGATGGTCGGCCTCTGGCAGAAGGTGCTGCCACCAATAGTCTAGTTCAGGTAATACGCTGGATAAAGCGGATGGATGTTCCAGGGCTCTGCAGCGCATCAGGCTCAAATCGTGCTCGGTGGGGTTGTGCTGCCACACGTGTTCTGACAGGCGGTTTCGATAAAGGTGCGCCGGGTCCAGCGTGCGGTTGTTCCAGTGCGGTCGCTCCAGGGTGTGGGCAAGTCGGCCGCCGTCGATCAAGGCGTACTTCTTGCGGCCCAGCCGGATCAGGTTGTTCAGGTGACGGTCGGAGTTGGCAATGTTCTCGTCGAGGGCAATTGCGTGGGGGAGGTCGTCCCACGCAGCGACGTCTTCACGTACGGTGGAAAGCTCCTCTTGCGGCACGAGTACGGCTGCGCTGCTGCCGTCTAGCCGCAGCGTGCAGAAAGCCGGCATTTCGGGGTGATGCAAGGCTGCTTGCCGAAGCCATGGGGGCATCCGCCTGAGATGTGTCAGCGGGATGTTGGCCAGAAATGCGGACTTGGGCTGCGGCAGGTTCAGTGCATGGGCGCATAGGTAGGCGGTGATTTCATTGACCAGCCCGCGATTGACGCCGTGCTCGGCCGGGTACAGCTTCACGAAGGCCTCGCACTGGCCGTGCTTGGGGTGGGTGAAAGCGGCGATGTGCACGCATTCCTTGTGGCCGTCTTCTGAACCTACCCAGTTGATGAAACGAAGGTATGAGCTGGATCGAAGTTTTCCGATGACGCGTTCAGTCACGGTCGTCGATGGCGCCGCGCAGGGCTGCGTAATCGCTTGGGCTGGTGGATGGTGCAACGAGATCGATCACCGCCTCAATGGCGTGGTAAAGCTGCGGCGACGATGAGCCAGCGGCCTCAAGCGCGTGGATGCGCTCGATCAACTGCTCGGCTTCCGGGCTGGTGAATGGTGATGGGTGGGCCGCCGCGTACGATGCTTTTGTGTCCTCCACGCCCTGCGCGGACTTCCCGAGATTCTCTTGAAAGAGGTCGGCAACCGAATAGCCGAATGCGCGCGCAAAAGCTTCGAGTTGCTCGACGCGCGGGTTGAACTTCGGGTCTGCGTCGTGCGCCTTGCGAATCCAGTTGCTGATTGTCGTCTGGCCAACTCCGGATTTCTTCCCGGCAGCGTTCGCGCTGTGCTGCGATTTGTGCAGCACGAGCGCAATGTTGTCGGCAAGTATCTGGGATGCGGCTTTCATGATCGCAGATTATTGCTAATGGCTTTAGCGGTTTGGTGCTTGCGCGCATAGCAACTGTCTGCTAAGTTGCGATCATCATGAAACCGATGCTCGCCCAAGTTCTCGATGACCTGTCTTCCCGCAAGGGGGGATGGATGCAGATTGCCCGCGATCTGGAGCCCGACAACGTCGTGAGCTACTACTCGTGGCTGACCAAGCTCGCCCAGGGCGTCATCCGCGAACCGAGCGTCAACAAGGTGCAGCGGCTTTATGACTACTTCCGCGCGCAAGAGGCGGTCTCCGCGCCGGCGGGCCAGCAAGAGGCCGCTTGAAATGCTGGTAGCGCGTTCGATTCTCTCCACGGTTGTCTCCTCCCGTCCCGCTGGGGTGGGTTGCCCGATCCGCCGGCCGGTGCCGGCGGGTCTTTTTTTTTGTACCCCGATCGGTTCATCAACGTGGATCAAAAATCATGAGCGCGTTTGACGTACAGGCCGAACTGGCCCTGCGCCGCAAGCCCGCGCGCACGCAAGTGCCGTCGGAAATGGTGCGCACACGCCGCAGCGCAGGCGCCGCCTTCACGCTGGCGTGCGATGCATCCGGCCTTGAGGACAAGGAGATTTACAGCGCCCTTGATCTGGACCCGGGCACGTTCTCGCGCATCAAGAGTGGCAAGAACACGCTGGCCGCAGACATGATCCGCCCGTTCTGCGAGGTCGTCGGCAACACGGTTTATCCCGAGTGGATCGCCTACACCGTGGGATGCGGGCTGGTCGTTCTGCAGACCGAATCCGAGCGCCGCGCGCTGGAAGCCGAGGCGCGCGCCGCCGAGGCCGAGAAGAAGCTTGCCTGGGCGCTGGAGTTGATGGGGCGCGGGAGGGAGAGCCCATGAAGGTGACGGCCAACGGAATCCGTATTCCGCACCGGCTCGGTTGGTCGGTGTCGCCCAGTGGCGTTCTTCGCCTGACCTGGCTTGGCGTTGCGCTGGTGTGGGTGTCTCGCGCGGTGCCGTGGTGCCGCTATGCCCTGGACCGCTGGCGCGGCTGCGCGGCTGATTCGGTGGACGACAGCGTGCTGATCGAGATCGAGGGCACGTATCACCCCGGTGACACGCCTGATATGCCCGCCGTGTTTCGCTGGAGGCGCCCATGACGGACGTCAGCGACCGCGCCACCGAGCGAGAGGAACTCGACCGCGAGCTGGCCCTGCGCGCCGCCCGCGCTGCGCGTGATGTCCCGCCCTTGCCCTGCGGTACGTGCCACAACTGTGGCGAGCGATTGCCGCCTGGCCTGCCGTTCTGTGACGCCGACTGCCGAGACGATTGGCAGTTGCGACGGAGGCAGTCCGGATGTTGAACCCCGTTCCCCTTGAGATGGATGAGGCGGTTGTCTCGCGCGCGATTGCAGATTGCAGATCAATGCGCGCGCGTCGCGAACATTCCAGTCGCGGGTCCTCCCTGGGGGGGGCGCTTGAGGGTAATTCGGACCCCATTTTCTGTGTAGTCAGTCGGGCTGGGAGTTACTGAAGCGTGGCGAACAACTACGATGACGTGATCGCCCAGCTCGAGGCCGAAGGCCTGATGGTCGACCACCTGGTGGTGGGGCGGCTGGTGCGCTGCAAGGTTGAGGGGGATCGGGAGAAGCGCGGCTGGTACGCCGTGCACGAACTCACCCTTGATGGCGGCGATGTCGTGCTGGTTGGATCGTTCGGAGTGTGGCGAGGCGATGACAACGGCGCGCGCAAGATCGAGATCAAGGGCACGCCGCTGTCCGCTGAGCAACGCGCGGCGATGCGCAAGCGCCTGGCCGAGGATCGGCGCAAGGCCGAAGCGTCGCGCCGCCGACAAGCGGAACGCGCGGCCGAGGCTGCAACGCGCGCCTGGCGAAAGTGCAGTGAGGACGGTGACAGCGACTACCTGACGCGAAAGGGCGTGCAGGCGCATGGCGTGCGCTTCTCGCCGGGCGGCGCAGTGGTCGTCCCGATGTTGGACATCTCCGGCCGGATCCACGGGCTGCAGTTCATCCTCTCGCGCAAGCGCCACGGCGACCGCATTAACCGCACCGGGCGCGACAAGGAGTTCTGGCCCCCCGGGCTGGCCAAGCGCGGGCACTTTCACCTGATCGGATCACCGACCTGGGTGTGCCTGCTGACCGAGGGATACGCCACCGGCGCGACGTTGCATGAGGCTACCGGCCTGCCCGTAGCCGTGGCATTCGACGCTGGCAACCTGCAGCCCGTCGCCGAGGCCTTGCACAAGCGATACCCAGGGTGCCGGATCGTCATCTGTGCAGACGACGACGCCTTCGGCCGATGCAAGCATTGCGACGCACCCGTGCGCACGGGCAAGCCAGAAGATCCATGCCCGGCCTGCGGTGAGCCACACGGGCGCGAAAACGCGGGCCGATCGCGCGCAAGCTCCGCCGCGCTGGCCGTCGGCGGGCACTGGATTGCCCCAAGGTTCGACGACGACGAGGCGCGCTGGGCCAAGTTCACCAGCCAGGGGCACAAGCTCACCGACTTCAACGACCTCCACGCTCTCGAAGGCCTCCACACGGTACGCACGCAGGTAGAGGCGTCGCTTGACGCGTTCGGTGTGCAACCCCCGAAAACAGCGCCGCGACCCTCCACCACCGGGGGGGCGGGGAAGGTGATTGTCCCGTTCGCCACCACCGATGAATTGCTCGAACGATTCGCGCTCATCTACGGCGGCGCTCAAACGGTATTCGACCACCGCGAGCACATGCTGCTCAGCCTCTCCGACATGCGCGACGCGTGCATAACGCGCGAGACACATCGCCGCTGGATGGAATCGCCCGAGAAGCAAATCGTGCGGCTCAACGAAGTCGGCTTCGACCCTGCCGAAACCGACCACACCATCCAGTGCAACCTCTGGGGCGGGTGGCCCACCGAGCCGCGCAAGGGCACGTGCGAGACGCTGCTCGACCTGCTGCGGTTCCTGTGCAGCTACGAAGAAAACCCACGCGAGCTTTTCGACTGGGTGCTCAAGTGGCTCGCCTACCCGCTCCAGAATCCCGGCGCGAAGATGAAAACCAGCCTCGTCTTCCACGGCCCCCAGGGGGCTGGCAAAAACATGTTCTTCGAGGCCTACATGTCCATCTTCGACGAATACGGTCGGGTCATCGACCAGTCCGCCGTCGAAGACAAGTTCAATGACTGGGCCAGTCGCAAGCTCTTCCTCATTGCCGACGAAGTCGTCACCCGGCAAGAGCTCTACCACATCAAGGGCAAGGTCAAAGCCCTCATCACCGGCGACTGGATCCGCATCAACCCCAAGAACGTCACCGCTCACGACGAGCGCAACCACGTCAACATCGTCTTCCTGTCCAACGAAGTGCAGCCCCTCATGCTCGAGGAAGGCGACCGGCGCTTCGTCGTCATCTGGACGCCGCCCAAGCTCTCGCCGCACTTCTACGTCGACGTCCAGCGCGAGATCGCCGCCGGCGGTGTCGCCGCGCTGCATCACTTCCTGCTCAATCTCGACCTGGGCGACTTCGCCAACCACACCAACCCGCCCATGACCCGCAGCAAGGCCGACCTCATCGACCTCGGCCTCGACAGCACCGAGCGGTTCTGGAAGCACTACACCGCCGGGCAGATCGACGGCATCGAACCGCTGCCGGCCAAGTCAGAAGACATCTTCGACCTCTATCGCACCTGGTGCCAGCGCAACGGCATCGGCAAGCCAGCGCCCGCGCACATCCTGCTCGCGCGCCTCGGCAAGCGCCCAGACGCCCGCAAATCCGTCTGCCGCTACATGAAAGGCACCGTCGTCAAGCAGGCCACGTTCGTATTCCCGCCCGACAAGCTCGAACCGCCCGAAGGCGAATCCCTCACCGCCTGGGTCACCGAACAATCCGACGCCTTCCGCAATGCCGTCGCCGACTACAAGGGGCAAAACTATGCGCAGATGTGAAGGGTGTGAAGGGCAATGTGAAGGGTGGTGTGAAGGGTGGTGTGAAGGGCAAAACCCGCGCCGTGACTGGCATGTGAAGGGTGTGAAGGGCAAACGCGCGCGTGTACACGCGAGAAGCACACTCACCACAACCCATGACATCAGCGCTCTCGCGTACACGGAAAACACCCTTCACACCCTTCACACCCTTCACATCCCAGTAAATACAAGGTGTTTGAGCGTGAAGGGTCAATTTCGCGGCCCTTCACACCCTTCACACGGCCAGAAAATCAGCGAGGTTGCCCGATGAAGCCCATCACCTGCACCCCGGAAAACGTCGCCCAATTCAACGCCGCCCTGCGCCAACAGCCCGACCTGTTCGAGTTCGCCAAGGCCTTGCACAAGGCCGGCCTCATCGACGGCCTCGCCGGCGCACGTATCACCCCGCTGGCGCCGCAACCCGAACCCTGCGCCACCCAGAACACCCAGGAGGCCCGCTGACATGGCCGTACAACTCAACGCCGACACCAGCGACATGCAACGCCTCATGGCCCGCCTCGGCAAGGAAGGCCGGCGCGCTGTCGAAATCGCCATGCAAGAGGCCGTGCGCAAAACCGGCCACCTCGTCATTGCCGCAGAGCGCCGCGAAATGCGCCGCGTCTTCGACCGTCCCACGCGCTTCACCCTCAACGCCTTCGAAATCTCCTTCCCTCGCGCCGGCGGCCAGATCGGCGCCCGCGTTCAGCCCAAGGACGGCTACTGGTCCCGCTCCGACAACTACCTGCAAGTCCAGATCGAAGGCGGCCAGCGCCGCACCAAGGCCTTCGAGCGCGCCCTCAAGGCGCGCGGCCTGCTGCCTGATGGGTGGTTTGCCGTGCCAGGCGCCAAGGCAACCATCGACGCCTACGGCAACATGAGCGCCGGCCAGATTCGCCAGGTGCTCGCCTGGTTCTCCGCCGCCGAATCCGGACTGGCCGGCAGCATCCAGAACATGACCCACGCCACCCGCGAGCGTCGCCGCCGCGGCACCCGCAAGCGCGCCGGCTACGAGTACTTCGCCGTTGTTCCCGGCGTCAACTTCGTGCGCGGCCGGCGTCAGACCCTGCATCCCGGCATCTACCGCCGCACCACCACCGGGGCCGGCGCGCGCAGCATCGAACCCATCCTCATCTTCGTCCGGCGCATGCGCTACAGCCGCCGCTTCGATTTCTACGGCATCGGCAACAAGATCGTGCGCGACAACTACACGCGCCTCTTCAACGCCCGCTACCAGCGCGAGATGGACAAAATCCGATGACCGCCCCGGAAACCGTCACCCGCACCGAATTCGCGCTTCGCATGGGCTTCAAGCCCAGCTACGTCACGCAGCTCGTAAAGGATGGCCGGCTCGTGCTCACCCCCGACGGCCGGCGCGTCCTCGTCGCCGAATCCGTCGCCCGAATTGAAGCCACGCGCGACCCCTCGAAAAAAGCCGTTGCCGATCGTCACGCCGCCGCCAGGCGTGCAGGGCAGGGGGGCGAACCCTCTCCGGATACCCCGGAAGACGAAGCGCCGCCCATCGCCGACCACGACTACCAGAACGCCCGCGCCAAGCGCGAACACTTCGCCGCCCTGCGTGAGCAACTCCGCTACCGCGAAGAAGCCGGCGAGCTCATGGTTGCATCGGAAGTCGAAGGCACCCTGGCCGACATCCTCACCGTCCTGCGCAACCGCCTCGAGACCTGGCCCGACACCCTCGCGCCCCAGCTCGCACCCGTCATCGAAGAACAGCAGGTCCGTGCCCGCCTGGCTGATGAAGTCGAAATCGCGCTCAACGACGTAGCCCGTCGGTTCTCGGAGGTGGGGAAATGATCGAGCGCCTGCGCTGGTTTCTGATCCGTCAGCGTTACCGCTGGCAAATCGTTCGCCACAGCGGTGCCGAACTCAACCGCCGCGTCACCGTCGAGGCCTACCTGCTCGACTGCGCCGCCGGCAAGCGCCCGCTGCCGGATGCGTCCAAGTGCCGCGAACTGGCGCTCAATCTTGGCGTTCCGTCTGATTTCGGGAGAAAGCTGTGAACGCACCCCTCCTACCCGACGCCACCCACGCACCCGCCGCGCAGCGCCTTGCCGCTGTTGCGGCGCGCGCGGTCGAGCCACGCAAGCCCATCACCGTCAGCCAGTGGGCGGATCTGCACTTCGTGCTCTCCAGCAAGAGCAGCGCCGAGCCGGGACGCTGGCGCACCGATCGCAACCCGCCGCTGCGCGAGCCCATGGACTGCATGAGCGCCCGCAGCTCGGTCAAGGATGTGACGGCGATGTTCCCCATCCAGTTCGGCAAGTCGGAGATCGCCCGTACCACCCTCGGCTATGTCATGGACCACGCGCCAGCCCCCGTGATGGTGTGCCTGCCGGGCGAGGTCTCCATGCTCAAGTGGGTGAACCAGAAGCTCAACCCGATGATCGAGGACGTGCCGGTTGTTTCTCGCGCCCTGGTCAGCACAGCCAGCCGCGACGCCAGCAACACCCGGACCTTCAAGGACTTCGCCGGTGGTCAGCTCTACATGGAGCACGCCGGAAGCCCGCAGCGCCTCAAGCAGACCAGCGTGCGCCACCTCATCGTCGATGAGCTGGACGAATTCGCGGGCAGCCTCACCACCGGTGACGACCCCGTCGACATGCTCGAAGGGCGCACCAGCGCATTCCCCGGCAACTACAAGCGCCTGTTCATCAGCACCCCCGGGCTGCTCGGCGTCAGCCGAACGCACGCCAAATACCTCAAGTCCGACCGCCGCCGCTATCACGTGCCGTGCCCGCACTGCGGCCACCGTCAGCCGCTGGAATGGTCCGGCCTGCACTGGGATCGCACCCCCGAAGGCGTCGTCACCCATGCCTGGTACGTTTGCCAGGACTGCGGCGCAATGATCGACGAACACCACAAAACCGCCATGATCGCCGCCGGCCAGTGGGTGCCCGAAAACCCCGAAGCCAAGACCCGCGGCTATCACATCAACTGCCTCTACTACCAGCTCGGCCTGGGCCCGCGCTGGGCCGATCTGGCGGAAATGTGGATCGCCGCGCAGTCCGACCCCGCCCGCCTCAAGACCTTCGTCAATGACCGCCTCGCAGAGCCCTGGGAAGACCCGGCGATGCGCGCCGTCAAGCACAACCTCATCGCCGACCGCGCCGAGGCCTACCCGCTGCGCACCGCCCCCGAGGGCGTGCTCGCCATCACCGCCGGCGTCGACACCCAGGACAACCGCCTCGCCGTCCACGTGGTCGGGTGGGGCAGGGGCATGTCCGCCTGGACGATCGACTACATCGAACTGCCTGGAGACCCCGCAGAAGAAGCCGTGTGGACTGCGCTCACCGATCTGCTCAACCGCCCCATCCAGCACGTGCGTGGCGGCCTGTTGCGCGTCGAAGCCGTCGCCATCGACGCCGGCGGCCACCGCACCGAAGCCGTGAAGGCCTTCGTGCGTCGCCGCGTGGTGCATCGCCCCATGGCCATCTTCGGCGCCGTGCCGAATAACGCCCCGGTCCTCTCCCGGCCCAAGGCGCAAGACGTTACCTGGTCCGGGCGCACCGACAAGCGCGGCGTCATGATCTGGCACGTGGGCACCGTCGCCATCAAACACATGCTGTTCTCGCGCCTGTCCACCGACGCCGACAAGGACCAGCAAGCCCGCCTCGTGCACTTCAGCGACGAACTGCCGCACGAGTTCTACACCGGCCTCGTCTCCGAAACCTACAACCCCGCCAAGAACCGGTTCGAAAAGCGGCGCGGTGCGCGCAACGAACCGCTCGACACCTGGGGTTACGCCTACGCCGCCGCCCACCACCCCGAGCTGCGCCTGCACCGCCGCACCAAAGCCGACTGGGACGCGGCAGAAGCGCGCGTCATCGACAGCGCCGAAGTCGCGACAGGGGCGGACGGCGTCAACCGCTCGACAGTCGCGCATACGGAATCGTCCGATTCCGACCACGACGACGACATCTTCGCCCCCATCCCAATGCGTTGAGGACCCTCGCCATGACGCCGAGCATTGCCCCCGAGCTTACCGAAGACATCCCCACCATCGTCGCCGAGGAACTCGCCGCCGCACAGCGGGCTGGCATTCCGTCCAGCGATCAGCCCGGCTACGTCGCCGATCGGTTGCGATTCCGCATTTCCGGTTCCCACCAGTACGTGCGCAAGACGCGCACATCGCCGGCCGAGCGGCGCGCCGCCATCCTGCGCGACTTCAACGGCCGCAACCTGGCTGAACTGGCGGACGAACACGACCTCAGCGAACGCCGTGTCCGGCAGATTCTGGCTGAGGGCAGAAAGTGAAGTTTTTTATGAAATTTTCACCGGATTTTTCACAACCCGCGCGCCGATCATCGGTGCATGGGTATCTACAGCCATCAGACGACCGAGCAACTCACCGCCCTGCGCACGACGCTGCAGGCGTCGCTTACTGATCGGCTGACCAAGCCCACCGCAGCAGGCAGCGGCGACCGCAATGCGCGGTTCGACCAGCAGGTGGCGGAGATCCGCAAGGAACTCGGCGCCGTGTGTGCCGAGCTCGACCGCCGCAACGGCGTGGTCGAACACCGTCCCATCTATCTGGTGTAGCCATGGGACGCCGCCGCAAGCATACCTCCCGCCCCGCAGCAGCTTCGGCCCCGGTCACACCGGCCGGGGCCGCGATGGCTTCGCACGCCGGCGCGTCCGATGACCTGGCGATGTATGACTGGAACCCGGTTGCCGCATCGGCGGATGCCGACCTGTTGCCCGATCTGGAATCGCTCATCGGCCGCTCGCGCGATCTGGCACGCAACAACGGCCTCATGGCCAGCGGCATGCAGACGATGCGCGACAACATCGTCGGCGCCGTCCTCAAGCTCTCCGCATCGCCCGATTACCGCCTGCTCGGCTGGGATCGCGAGCAGGCGCGCGAGTGGGGAAACATCACCGAAGCCAAGTTCCGTAGCTGGGCCGAGCGCCCGGACGAATGCGACGCGGCGCGCACGCTCAACCTGTTGGGCATTGCCGTGCGCGGCCTGTCCGACGCCATGCTCAACGGCGACGGCCTCGGCCTGCCGCTGTGGGTACCGCGCGCAGGTGCTCGCTGGAACACCCGCATCATGCTGGTCGAGTCGGATCGCCTGAGCACGCCGATCGGCATGGAGTCGCGCGAGAACATCCGCGGCGGTATCGAGTTCGACCAGTTTGGCGCGCCGACGCATTACCACGTTCTGAAACGTCACCCGGGTGACGCTCTAATGGGCCTGGCCGGGGTGATAGCCGGCAGCCGGGTCATGGAGTGGGACCGAATCCCTGCCTTCACGCCATGGGGGCGCCGGCGCGTCATCCACCTGCACGACAAGGAACGCACCGGCCAGTCGCGCGGCAAGCCCATCGTCGCCGCCGTCATGCGCGAATTCAAGATGGCCGGCGACTACGCCAGCAACGAACTCAAGGCCAGTGTCGCCAACTCGCTCGTTGCCGCCTTCCTCGAGTCCGACCTGGGCGAATCCGCCGGTGTGCTGTTCGGTGAAGACCCGCGCGGGGCGTGGGCCGAGTCCGTCAAGCAGACCAAGCGCATGCGCAAGCTCGAAGGCGCGGCGGTCATTCCGCTGCCCGCGGGAGCACGCTTGTCCAGCTTCACACCGAGCCGCCCGAACGCCGCGTTCGAGGCCTTCATGCTCGCCAGCCTGCGCCACATCGCAGCGGGCCTGAACATCCCCTACGAGCTGCTCGTCAAGGATTTCAGCCAGACCAACTACAGCAGCGCGCGGGCCGCACTGCTCGAGGCCTGGCGCTACTTCAACGGTCGCCGCCGTTGGCTCGTCGACTACTGGCTGCGCCCGATCTACGAGCTGTGGCTCGAAGAGGCCGTCAACGCGGGCGAAATCGACGCCCCCGGCTTCTACGACAACCGCTACGCCTACAGCCGCTGCCGCTTCATCTTCGGCGGGCGGGGCTGGGTCGATCCCGTCAAGGAAGCGCAGGCCTCCGTGCTGCGCATGGCCGCAGGCCTCTCCACGCTCGAGCAGGAATGCGCCGAGCAAGGCCTCGACTACGAAGACGTGCTCGACCAGCGCGCCGTCGAGCAGCGCCTCAGGGCCGAGCGCGGCCTCTCCACCGAACAGCCCGACGCCACCCGTCGCAGCGGCCTCGCTCGCCGCGATGCCGACCAGGCCAACGACGACACCGACGACGAGGACGAGTCCGGCGCGCGCAGCACCCGCGCCTATCAAGACACGCTCGCCATGCTCGGCCAGGAGGACCCCGCCGCATGAACTACTCACACGTGGCCTCGCGCATCTTCAACACGCCGCTGCTCATTCATCCGCAGAAGCTCGACGCCATCATCGCCGGGCTGGGCGGTCGGCTGCTGGGTGCCGACGCCTCGCGCCTGAATCTCGAATCTATTCGGCAATCGCTCGAGTCCGGCCCGCTGCCTGCGGACATGTTTTCCACGCGGCGCGTCGACAACGATCCGCGCGCGCCGTTTGCGGATGATCGCCCGGGGCAGTTCCACAATATCGACGGCGTTGCTGTGGTCAGCGCGTCGGGGGCACTCGTGCACCGCACACGCTTCGGCGCCGACAGTACCCGCCTGATTGGCTACAACGACATCGGTGCTGCCGTCGAGTCGGCCGCAGAAGACACCGATGTGCACGCCATCCTGATGGTGTGGGATAGCCCGGGGGGCGAGGCGCAAGGCGCTTTCGAATTGGGCGAGCGCGTCATGAGCCTGCGCGGCAGCAAGCCGATCGTGTCCGTTGCGGACAGCCTCGCTGCTTCTGCGGCCTACCTCGCTGCCGCCTCCGCCGATGAATTCGTCCTCACCCGCACCGGCTACGCCGGCTCCATCGGCGTCGTCATGCGTCACGTCGACTTCTCCGGCGCCCTCGAGCAGGACGGAATCCGCGTCACGCACATCTTCGCCGGCGACCACAAGGTCGACGGCAACCCCTTCGAGCCGCTGCCCGAATCGGTGCGGCGCGACTTCCAGGTCGAGATCAACGGCCTCTACGACCTCTTCGTCGACCACGTCGCCACCGCGCGGCGCATGGACCGAGACGCCGTGCGCAACACCCAGGCGCGCGTTTTCCGCGGCCCGGCCGCTGTCGCGGCAGGCCTGGCCGATCGGCTCGGCACGACCGATCAACTCATCACCGAATTGGCCGGGCTTCGCGCCCGGTCGTATCCCGTCGGGCAGTCCGCCCGCGCAACCGCCAACGACACAGGAGACCTCCACATGTCCGGCACTTCCGCAGCGGCGGGCGACGACAAGCAGCCCGCCACCGGCCTCACCCAGGCCGATCTCGACAAAGCCCGCGCCGAAGGCGTGGAGCAGGGCACCCAGGCCGAGCGCGCGCGCGTCGGCGTCATCCTCGGTCACGAGTCCGCTGCGTGCTCGCCGCTGGCCCTGCAGTGCATCAACACCGGGCTGTCGGGTGAGCAAGCCACCGCCATTCTCGGCGCCGCGCCCAAGGCGGATGCAGCCAAGGACGACGGCAACGCCTTCAACGCGCTGATGGCCACGCTCGGCAACCCCGACGTTTCCGGCATCGAAGCCGCCCCTGAAGCCGAGAACAGCGAAGCGGCCGTGGCCGCGTCGATTGTCGGCCTCCTCAACACGCACCGCTGATCGGGAGCCCAAGCCATGAAAGCCAGCTTCTCCACCGAAACTCATACGCCGGACAGCCTCATCGCCGGCAACGCCCATCTGCTGGTGGCCCGCAAGGTCACCATCGACGCCGGGGTTCTGCCGCGCGGCGCCGTGCTGGGAAAGATCACCAGCGGCGGCAAGTACATCCTGAGCCTCCAGGCTGCGGATGACGGCAGCCAGACCCCCGACGCAATCCTTGCGGAGCCGGTCGATGCCAGCGGCGGCGACGTGGTCGCGCTGGCCTACTTCCGCGGCGACTTCAACACCAACGCCCTGACCATCGGCACCGGCCACACCGCAGCCAGCATCACCGAAGGGTTGCGCGCCAAGGGCATCACCCTCATCACGGCTCAGGCCGCCTGACAGGAGCAACCACCATGGATATTTTCAGCACTGGCGTCCTGCGTCGCGTCGTGGCCGAGCTGCCGCAGCCGACCCCGTTCATCCTCAACACCTTCTTCCGCGAAGAGCAGCGCGAAGACACCGAGGAAATCCACTTCGACGTCGACACCGGCTCGCGCCGCATCGCGCCGTTCGTCTCGCCCATCGTGGCGGGCAAGGTGGTTGCCTCGCGCGGCTTCAAGACCAGCACTTTCAAGCCGGCCTACGTGAAGGACAAGCGCGTCTTCAACCCGTCGCGCGCGCTCAAGCGCGTCATCGGGGAGCGCATCGGCGGCGAGTTCAGCCCCGAGCAGCGTCGGCAGATCCTGCTGGCCTACGAACTGCAGGATCAACTCGACATGCTCACACGCCGTCAGGAAGTCATGGCGATCGAGGCCATGCGTACCGGCAAGATCACTGTTGCCGGTGACGAGTACCCGACCGTTGAAGTCGACTTCGGCCGTGAAGGTACCCTGACCAAGGGGCTCACCACCACGGCTCGCTGGGGCGAGGACGGTGTGAGCCCGCTGGCTGACGTGAAGGCGTGGTCGATGCTGGTCACGGAGAAATCCGGCACCACGGCCAACGTCGTCGTCATGGACGCCAAGGCGTGGGACTTGTTCTACGCCGACCCGGCGGTGGAGAAAGAGCTCGACCGCACGCGTGGCAACTCCATGCTCACTCCGGTCGCCGCCGGCGAGGGTGGCCGCTACATGGGCAACATCGGCGATCTGGAAATCTGGGTCTATGCCGGCTGGTACGTCGATCCGGCCACCGGCAACCTCACGCCGTACCTGCCCGACCACACGGTCATCGTGTCCAGCCCGCAGCTCGAAGGCGTGCGCGCCTACGGCGCCATCCTCGACGAAGAGGCCGGCACGCAGGCCATGCCGTACTTCGCCAAGTCGTGGGTCGAGAAAGACCCCGGCGTGCGCTACCTGCTCATGCAGTCCGCGCCGCTGCCGGTGCCGTACCGCGTCAATGCATCGCTCGGCGCGACCGTCCGCTGACCGGGAGGGTGACATGAAACTCATCGCGAAAGTCACCATCGTCACCGGCGCTGGCGAAGTGGCGCCGGGTGGCGACTTCGAGATCAAGGACAAGGCCGAGGCCGAATCCCTGATCGCCCGCGGTCTCGCCGCCGAACCGGTCAAGTCCGCCGCCAAGGCGGAAGCCGAAGCCAAGGCCAAGGCGGAAGCCGAAGCCAAGGCCAAGGCGGAAGCCGAAGCCAAGGCCAAGGCGGAAGCCGAAGCCAAGGCCGCAGCCGGTAACGGGGGCGCGCAGTGAGCGAGGGGCTCGTCGCGCCGTTCGCGGACGTGGACGCGATGTTGTCCGAGCAGACGCATGCGCTGCTTGACAACGTCGTGGCTACCCCCTCGGCCGGCGACCCCTTCACCGGCCAGTTCGACGTCGTCGACCGCTCTTCGTTCGACGGCTCGGCGATGGTCGGTGACCACACGCTGCGCTATCTCGCGGCGGATGCGGCGATCGAGGCCGGTGACGTGCTCAGTATCGACGGCGTCGACTACCGCGTCGCCGACACGCCCGAGCGCATCAACGCGCACGAGCGCGTCGCGCAGCTCGTCGGCGTGTTCGTGGAGGCCGGCTGATGTTCGCGCAGGTCGAAACCGAACTGCACGCGCTGCTCGAAGGCGCGGTGCCCGGTGTCGATCTGCACGGCACGCTCGACCCGCTGCCCGAGATTGGACAGAGCGGCGCAAAGCCCATCTTCCTGCGCACGGAGTGGGGTGGGGCGCCCATCACCGCCCGCACCACTGACGCCGCGCAGGTTGAGCACCGCTTCGCCGTCTCGCTGTATGTCGCCGGCGCCCGCGCCAAAGAGGACGACCGCACGGCCGCGCTCGACGGCCTCACCGAGATCCTGCGCCGCCTCATCGGCTGGCAACCCACCGGCGAGCACAGCCAGGTGGAGTTCGACGCCGGCGCGCCGCCCGACGAGTTCGGGGGCGTGTGGCGCTACAGCATCAACATCACGATCCCCAGCGTGACGCTGCGGGTGCAACCTCAGGAGTAACGTCATGCCACTCGTTTCCACCACCCGCGGTTACAAGGGCAAGGGCCATGTGAGCCTGCGCCCCAAGAACGGCCTGGGCCGCCAGTTTCGCCTGGGCAACGTCATCAACCTGAACGAAACCATCGAGGTCGAGCGCGAAGGCCGCCAGAACTTCCAGGAGGTCGGCGGCGGCGAGCTGGACGTGACCGAGACGGTGTCGTCCGTCACCGCCGAACTGGTCGTCAACGACATCAAGCCGCAGACCATCGCCATCGGCCTGCGCGGCTCCTACGAGCTGGAAGCCAGCGACACCGTCTCCGACGAGGCCGCGCTCGCCTGGCCGCGCGAGCGCGTGACCTTCGCCCGCATCCCCGACCCGGCCGAAGCCATCACCGTCGCCATCGACGCCACCGCGTCGTGGGCCGCCACCACCGAATACGCAGTGGGCGATCTCATCGCCGACACCAGCCGCGCCTACATCGTCACCGTGGCCGGAGAATCCGGGAGCGTCGAGCCCTCGTGGCCCACCGACGGCACCACCGTCAGCGACGGCACCGTCACTTGGCGCGACATCGGCCCCGTCGCCCTGGTGCAGGACACCGACTACGCGCGCACCCCGCACGGCATCCAGATGATGGCCGCTGCGGATGCCAAGTTCGTCGGCGACCTCGCGCTGCCGCTCACTGTCGGCTACACGAAGAACGCCCAGTACATCATCCAGGCGCTGGTCAATTCCGGCGAGGAATACGAGATGATTTTCGACGGCCTCAACGAGGTCGACAGCGGCAACCCCATGGTCGGGCGCTACTTCCGCGTCAAGTTCTCGCCCACCAGCGGTTTCAGCCGCATCGGCTCGGAGTTCGCCGAACTCACGCTGTCGATGACGGTGCTCTCCGACGACAACCGCGTCGGCACCGGACTTTCCAAGTTCATGGAATTCGCCATCGTCTGACCCCGGCGTCATGCCAATGCGTCCGTCCCGTGCGGGCGCATGAGCCTGCCGCCGGAGTTCCCCCGCCGCCATGGCACGCGATCCCAAAACCCGCATCCTGATTACCGCCAAGGACGAAGCGTCCGGCGTGTTTGCGTCCCTGCAGCGCAACGCCGGCCGCATCGCCGCGGCCATCGCCGGCTACTTCGGCATCAAGATGTTCGGCGACGCCATCAGCAGCGCCGCCGACTTCGAAGAGCAAATGGACCGCGTCGCGGCCATCACGCGCGCCAGCGGCGAAGAGCTGGACCGCCTGCGCACCGCCGCCGACGAGGCCGGCACCACCACCCGCTACACCGCAACCGAAGCCGCCCAGGCGCTGGAAAACCTCGCCCGTGCCGGTTTCAGCGCCTCCGACTCCGTCGAGGCGCTGCCCGGCGTGCTCAGCCTCGCCCAGGCCAACGGCGTGGAGCTTGCCGAAGCCGCCGGCCTGGTCACCCGCGCCGTGCGCGGCATGGGCCTCGAGGTGGCCGAATCCGGCCGCGTCGCCGACGTGCTCACCGAAGCCGCAGCGCGCGCCAATACCACCGTCACCGGTCTCGGCCAGGCGCTGGCCTACGCCGCGCCCACCGCCCAGGCGCTCGGCCTGTCGCTGGAAGACACCGTCGCCATCATCGGCAAATTCGCCGACGCCGGTATCGACGCCAGCCGCGCTGGTACCGCGCTCAACAGCATCCTCGCGCAGTTCAGCAACCCGGCCAGCAAGTTCCGCAACGAACTGGCCGCCGCCGGCATCACCACCACCGACTTCAACCTCGCGCTGGAGCAGCTCGCCGCCGCCGGCCCGCGCGGTCAGAAAGCCATCATCGCCGTTGGCCAGGAAGCCGGCCCGGCCCTGCGCGCACTGCTCAACCAGGGTATTGCCGGCCTCGACGACCTGCGCACCTCGCTGGAAGCTGCCGACGGCGCCGCCGGGCGCACCGCCGAGACCATGGACGGCAACCTGCGCGGTGCCACGCGCGGTTTTGCCAGCGCCTGGGACGCCGTGCGCCGCGCCGTGGTCGAGCCGCTGCTCGAACCGCTCACGAAGCAGATTGTTGACCTCGCCCAGCGCCTGCGTGAATTCGTCAGCAACGGCACGGCCAGCGCCTTCGGCGAAGCCCTGCGCGCCGCCTTCCAGTCCGCCGCCGATGCCGCGCGCGAATTCGTCGGCCAGATCGACTTCGAAGCCGTCGCCCGCGACATGCGCGAGTTCGCCGAGCGCACCGGGGAGATCCTCGACGAGTGGGGCGGGCGCGTCGCCGCCGCCGGGCGGCAGCTTGGCAACGTCTTCAACGGCCTGAACTTCATCTGGGAAGGCTTCCGCATGACGGTCTACGCCGCCGGCGAGGCCATCACCGGCGTGCTCTCCAACATCACCAGCGCCGCCGCCCACACCGCCGACGTGTTCTCGCGCCTCACCTTCGGCAGCGTCTCGCAGGGCTTCAGCGAGATGGCCAAGAACATCCAGTTCGAAGCCGACGCGCTGTGGCACGTCTCCGAGGAATTCGCCAAAAAGGCCGAGGAATCTTCGGTGCGTGTCACCGAGGCCTGGCAGCAAGTCGTCGACGGCTACACCGACAGCGCCGAGGCCGCACAGCAAGCCGCCACCGCCACCGCCAAGGCCGGTGAAGCCGCCGCCAAGGCCGGCGCGCAGGCGGAACTCTCCGCCGAGCAGCTCGACGCACTGGGCGAGGGCTTCGAATACGTCGACGGCGAATCGCGCAAAGCCGCCGAGGGCGTCACGCAAGCCGCATCCGCCGCCGCCGAGGCAAACGAAAACCTCAAGGGCGCTGCGGCCAGCGCCGAGGAAGTGGGCGCCGCCTACGAGCGCCTCGGCATCACCAGCAGCGAAGCCCTGCAGCGCGCCGCCGACAACGCCCGGCGCGACTTCGAACTGATCCGCGACAGCGGCACGGCCAGCGCCCGCGACATCGAGCGCGCATTTCGCGCCTATGCCGAGAAGGCCATCGAGGCCAACGGTGGTGTGGCCGATTCAGTTGTGCGGGCAGAGGCCGCCATGCGCGGGCTGGAAGTGCAGGCCGACAGCGCCGGCAAGACCACGGTGCAGAGCATGGGCGCCGCCGCGAATGCCACGCGCCAGCTTGGCCAGGCGGCGGACGAGACCGCCGGCAAATTCGCGGCCATCGGCGACGCGGCAGGCGATGCCGCCGAATCAGCCGAAGGCGCGGAAAAGCGCGCCGCCGCAAGCGGCGGCGGCAGCTCGAGCGGCGGCACCTTCGACAGCCCCTTCCAGGCCGCCTACGCGCGCGCCGAGCAGATCGGCGGGCTGGCCCTGCGCAAGGAGCTGGAACAGGTCTACAAAGACTTCGCGATGATGCAGTCGAGCATCGGCACCGTCGGCAGCGGCGCGAAGGCCGTCTACGAAATCCTCGGCCGCATGAACAACTTCCTCGACGAGCGCCAGCTTGCGAAAGAGGGCGCGGGCTCCAGCTTCGGCGCCCCGCCCACGCGATCCACCACCACCCCCACGCCGACCATGCACCGCGTCGAGCTGACCATCAACGGCCGCCGCGACACCTACAACTTCGCCGACGCCGACAGCGCCCAGCGATTCGCCCGCACGCTTGAAGACCTCGAACGGAGCTACGCCTGATGCCCACCCACACCCTCGGCGGCGTGCAGATCCCAGACGACATCTGGTGGCAGGACGAATTCGAATGGTCGCCCGTGGAGCAGGCGCGCGAGCACTCCATTGCCGGTGCACTCGTCATCGACGAGGCCGAGCGCCAGGCCGGCCGGCCCATCACGCTGGCCAGCAATCCGCGCGGCGGGTGGATCAGCCGGGGTGCCATCAAGGCGCTGCGCGCGTTGGCCGACGACGCCGGGCAGACCTACACGCTCACCCTGGCCGACGCGCGCGAATTCACCGTGCGATTCGACCTGCAAGCCCCCTTCGAGGCCGTGCCCCTGCGCCCGGCCAACGACATGACCGACGCCAGCCTGTACCGGCTCACCATCCGACTCATCGAGGTCTGACCCATGCCCATCCTGCCCAGCGACATCCAGCTCCTCGAATCCGAGCGCATGCGCGACACGCCCGACGGGGGCGGGCGCATGACGCAAAACGTCATCCCCAGCGGCCAGGCCGGCAACGTGTTCCCGAAAGTGTCGCGCATCGACTCGGTGTATGGCCGCGTCAACCTGCGCAAGATCTACGTGGCCGTGCGCACCGCGACGCTGGAGATGTACGCCGGCGCGCACGCCATCATCACCGCGCCCCCGGAAAACGACCGCATCTCGTGCTGCCTGTTCTCGACCGGTTCGTGGTTCGACCAGCGCAGCGCAGCGCGCGACCGCATCGAAAGCTACGTGGTCGCCGGGCCGATCAGCCGCATGCGCGTCTACGGCCAGCAGCTCATCGGCCAGCGCGCCATCCTGCTCTACCAGCGCCCGGAAGATCCGCTCCCCGACGTGGGCGAGGTGTACGTGCTGTCCGTTGAATCCGGCGCGGGCGCCGGCACGCAGCAGTACGTGCGCATCACCGCGGTGAACCACGAACTGCGCACCTTCACCGACAACGTCGGCGATTTTCAGCGTCGCATCCTCACGCTGAGCATCGGCAGCACCCTGTCGCAGACCTTCGCCGGCGGCGAAGTCTCGCGCTACTCCACCGACCCATCGCCGACCAGGCTGCGCACCACGCAGGTGGCCGACGCCAGCAAATACTATGGACTGCAGCCCATCACCGAGGCCGGCGAGCTGGGCGACGTGACGCTGCGCCTGGCCAGCGTGTATGCGCCGCTGGTGCCGAGCACGCAGCGGGAGACGGGAATCAGCATGGCCAGCATGATGGGCGCTGCGCAAGACGTTGGCGACCTGCTCGGCCAGCAGGGGTGGGAGGTCATCGCCAGCGGCACGCTGCCGCGACCTGCGGTTGTGGTCCCGATTGAATTTCAGTTCCACATGCGATTCGCGCCGCGCGCCGGGACGTTGGTGTTGGCGCGGGTCGATGGCACCGGGCAGCCGACCGGTGCCAGCGAGACAGAAACCGGGGCCGATGCGGATGGCAACATCGCGCCATCGATGCAGGTGACTGGCGCGGGCAACCGCGTGCGCATCCACGGCGGCAGCATCAGCTATGACACCGGCACCGGCACGCTGCTGCTCAGCAACGGCGGCGCGGATGGTACGGGCACCATCAGCTTTCGCATTTACGCCAAATACATCCCCGGACTACAGGTCTCAAACCCCGCCCACACGCACCAGATCCCCGTCACCCTCGGCACTCGCGGCACCGTCTACCCGATCACCCTCAATCCGCTGCCGGCGCCCGGCACGGTGGTGGTGGACTTCCGCGCGCTGGGCCGCTGGTACCGCATGCGCGACGACGGTGCCGGCGTGCTGGTGGCCAACGACCCCAGCGAGGGAACCGGTAGCGTCGACTACGCCACCGGCGCGTGCATCGTCACCCTGGGCGCGCTGCCGGACGTGGGAAGCGCGGTGCTGGTGTCGTGGGGTAGCCCGGTGCACTACCAGCGTCGCAACGGCGCCAACGCGGTGGCCGCTACCACATTCGATCTGGCCTACACGCTGGCGCAACGCCCGGTGCGGCGCGGCACGCTCGAGGTGTCGTGGGTGGTCGGCAACGCCACGCGCACCGCCACGGACGACGGCAACGGCAACATTTCCGGCACCGGCATGACCGGCACTGTGGCCTACCATACCGGCGTCGTTCGGCTGAAATTCAGCACGCCGCCCGATCGCGCATCCATCCTCAGCAACGACTACACCTGGCGCGACGGTGACGAGGCCGACCTGTTCGGCCAACCGGAGGACATGAGCACCGCTTACCCGGTGAGCGGCGGGCAATTCACCGTGCCGGGATCTGGCCCGTATCTGAACAGCGGATCCATGCTGCTGCAGGTGGCCACGCTGACGATGGACGTGCAGGCCTACATCGACAGTGGTGGCGCCGTGCGCGTGCGCGCCGGGCGGTGGGATGGCTCCGCCTTCCGCGAGCGCCGCTGGCGCTGGGACGACCAGCAAGTCGGCACCTTCAACACGTCGACGGGCGTTGTCACCATCACCAGCCCGTTGCAGACGCAGCGCGAGGTGTGGACGCAGAACGACATCACCGGCATCTATGGCTGGAGCCTGCGCAGCGAGACCTACGCCATCGTGTCGGCCTCTGCCATCGTCGTGGAGCGCGACACCACGGCGGGCGAGGGCAGCACCTGGTCGCCGCAGGACGTGGCCGACGAGGAAGTGGCGGTAACCACGCTAACGTTCGACCTCACCGCCACCACGGCCGATGCGGTGGTGCCCGGTTCGCTGCTGTTCCGCGCCACGGGGCTGACGTACATCGATCGCAACGGCACGCTCTACACCAACGTCGACCCGGCCACCGGCGCAGGCCTGGCCGCCGGCCCCATCGACTACGAAACCGGCATCGCGCAGCTCAGCTACTGGGGCGACGGCGCCGCGGTCAACCGCCAGATCGACGCCATGCTCACCACCTATGGCGAGTTCGTCGCCACCGAGGCGTTTTTTCGCACCGCCGGCAGCCCCATCCGCCCGGCCAGCCTGTACGTGCAGGTCACCGCCGAGAATGGCGACCTGCTCACCGGCACCGCCGACCAGAACGGCGTCATCACCGGCGACTGGATGCGTGGCGAGTGCGAGCAGACCATGGGCGTGGTGGCCGTCGAGTTCGGCCAGATGGTGGAGGGCGAGTGGGTGCCACGCAACGTGTATCCCGGCACGCTGCGCTACAACTCCGTGATCCTCACCAACCTGCCGCTCGACGCCAACATCCTCGGGCTGGACCCGGTGCGCCTGCCCAGCGATGGCCGCGTGCCAATCTACCGCCCGGCCGACGTGGTGGTGCTGCACAACACCCAGCGCACCGATCTCGACAACCCGGTGCTCGCCGGCGCGGACTACGCGCTGCCGCGCACCGACCTGGCCGTGGTACGGCTGGAAGATGCCAACGGCGACCCCATCGCGCAGGACCGCTACGCCGTCAATCTGGAAACCGGCGTGGTCACCATCGCCGCGGACTGGGATGGCACCGGGGTCGCGCAGCCGCTCACCGCCGTGCATCGCATCGAGGACATGCTGCTGCTCTCCGACGTGCAGATCAACGGCCAGGTCAGCTTCGACCCCGCGCTCTCGCGCGACTACCCGGTGGACGGCACCTACCTGTCCGGCGCGCTGCTGTTCGGCGACATGCAGGCGCTGGTCACCAGCCTGTTTGATCAAAACACGTGGACCGGCGTGTGGTCCGACACGCTGATCGGCAGCCAGGCCAACGCCCAGTACAACGACATCGACAACCCCGTCGAGGTGCTCAACGAGTCCGCCGTGACCGAGCGCTGGCGCATCAACTTCACCGGCTCGACCAGCTTCCAGTTGTTTGGCGAGAACCTCGGCCTGATCGCCACCGGCAACACCGGCACCGACCTCGCGCCCGTCAACCCGCTCACCGGCGACCCGTACTTCGTGCTGCGCTCGGCCGGCTGGGGCGGAGGCTGGGCCACGGGCAACCAGTTGCGCCTCAACACCGTCGGCGCGGCCGGCCCCACGTGGATCGCCCGCACCATCCTCGCCGGCGCCACCCTCGAAGGCGACCAGTTCGACATCGAAGCGCGCGGCGACGTCGATTAACCCAGGAGACCCACACCCATGCCAGCCCCCGAAACGTATGAATGGAGCGCCGCCGCGATCATCGCCGCGCACACCGCCGTGCGCGACCTCATCGACGCCCACGCAACGCTGCCCGGCGCCGTGCTGGTGCGCGACGCCGCTGACGTGCTGCTCGGCACCATCACCCTCACCGACCCCTGCGGCACTGTCAACGGCACCACCGGCCAGCTCGCCTTCGACTTCGACGGCCGCGAGGACGACGCCGACGCCGGCGGCACCATCGCCTATGTCGAGTTCGTCGACGGCGACGGCACCGTACACCTCGCCCTGCCCGCCGAAGCCGGCACCGAGGCCGTCAGCGGCAAGGCGGTTTTCAACACCCTGACCGTGGTCGCGGGCGCGCCGATCGAGATGGTTGCGGCGGTTGTGGGGTGAGGCTGTGAGCATTCCGCACTACGACAAGGTCGCGCTGCTGCTGCCGATGTTCGGCGACAACAACGGCGTAGATTTCCGGGACTACGGCCCGCAGTCTCGGTCAGCGACCGCGATCGGAGACGCAAAAACCGTCACGAGCCAGGGCGAGCACTACGGCAGCTGCGCGTATTTCGATGGCGCAGGCGACGCGATTCTGGAGGGCGCCGTAAACGCAGACTGGACATTCCTGCACTCTGGTGCGGAGCCGTGGACGCTCGCGGTCCGAGTGAGGCCGGCCGGTAGCGCAGATTACCGGACGATCGTCGATACGGGCGGCGGCGCCACCGCGAACCGGGGCATTTATCTCGGTGTGCGAAACACCGGCGCATTGCGTCTGTTGATCGCGCGTGGAACTGGCGGGACATACGAAGTGGATATTAACACGTCTGCCGGTGTCGTCCCGAGCGATGCGTGGAATCAGGTTGTGCTGGATTTCGACGGGACGACGATCCGATTGTGTGTCGGCGATGCTGTGGTCGGAAGTTCGGCGCGGTCGAGCCCGTCCAGCGCCGCGCCGAGCAGCCCGCTGCGACTTTTTGCGACATCGCCGAGCAGTGCATCCCCGTATGCCGGTTACGCGGAGGATTTTGTGATCTGGCGCGGGGCCTCTATTTTCGGCGATACCCCGTACGAGCTGTCCCGACTCGTCGGCGAAATCTCCGGCAACGTCACCGACGCTACGGGCGATCCGGCCGAGCGCCGCATCTTCGCCGTGCCCCGCGCTGCGCCCGTTCGCGGGTTTGAAACCGTCTCCGACGCCGCCGGCGATTACTCGCTGATGGTGCCGGCCACCGAGTGCAGCCGCATCGTGCTGGCTGACGACGACGGCGACCAATCCACGCCGGTGCGCCCCGACAGAATCCGCAGGATCATCCCGCAATGAGCGCGCCGGAACTGCGCCTGCCGCATGACGCCGCCGACGAATCATGGGTGGGCGTCGACGCCGAACTGCGCTTGCCGCACGACGCCGCCGACGAGACCTGGGCGCCGACGCTGGTCACCGCGCTGGTCTCCGTCCCGTCGCCGCTGGGCGCGCCGGCGGTGGTGGGCGAGGTGCTCGTCATCCTGGTCGAGGGCGTGGCGGCGGTGCCCTCACCGCTGGGTGCGCCCGCTGCGCGGGCCGATGTGCCGGTTCAAGCGCGCACCAGCGTGCCCGGCCCGCTCGGAGTCCCGGCGGTGCTGGGCGAGCTGGTGCAGACGGCCCTGGCCGCCGTGCCGTCGCCGCTGGGTGCGCCGGCGGTGGTGGCCACCGTGGTGCGCTACGAGCTGCGCGGCGCGGTGCGCGACCAGGGCGTGCTGGTGGAGCGCCGCGTGCGCGCCTACCGGCTGGACACCGGCGAGCTGGTCGCGCAGGGCGACACCAGCGCCGGCCTGTTCCGCCTGCCGGTGGGCTTCGAGGCGCGCCTGTTCACGGTGCTGTCCGTGCATCTGGACGAGGCCGCCACCGACTATGCGCCGCCCTGCGCCAACCGCGTGGAATCCGTGCTGGCCATGGACGAGGTGGCCGCATGAGCGCCCAGCCCGGCAACAGCATCGGCCTGAACTACCGCCCGCAGCCGGCGGCGGCGGAGCAGGGCGACGACATCTGGCTGGAATACACCCTCACCGGCCTGCGCCGCATCGGCGCGCGCGTGGTCGCGCCGTGGGTGCTGGCCACGCCGTCCATCAGCCGCGTGCGGGCGCTGCGCGCCGACACCACGCTGCGCGACATCCCACGCAGCGTGCCGTGGCGCATTGCCGACCCGCTGCCGGTGCGCGCCGTGCTGCCCTGGGGCGTGGCCGACACGGCCGACCGTGCCGTGCGCGCGAACTGGGGCACGTTCGACCGCAAAGCCGACCCGCGCAGCATCTTCCCCTGGGGCGTGGCCAGCACCGCCGACCGAGACGGCCGCCTGCCGTGGGGCCGCTACACCCGCACACCCGCGCGGGCCGAGCGCCCCGGCTGGGGCATTACGCAGGCGCGCGACACCGCCGCCACGCTGCCCTGGGGCGTGTGCGCCACGCTGGACCAGCGCCTTGCCGCCCGCCATGGCCGCGCCGTGCGCGCCTATGCCGTGCATGAGCTGCCGTGGGTGCGCTACAGCCGCATCGTCGACCCCGGCTGGGGCGTGGTCACCCCGCCCAACGAACCGCCCACCGACGAAAACGGGACGATTCTCGTCCCGAAGCTCAGGAGCTACATCGTGGTCAACAACGCCAGCCTCATGCGGGTGAGCAACTCGCTCGCCATCGAGGCGCTCACGCTCGAGGTGCGCGGCGATGCCGACGACGTGCACTGGGCGTGGTCCGCCTCGCTTTTCGCCAAGCAACTCGACGACCTGGAGCCGAACGCCCCGGGCGAGCTGGTGGAGCTCGAAGCGCAGATCAACGGCGTGGCGTGGCGTCTGCTGGTGGAGGACATCGCCCGCGATCGCCGCTTCGCGCAGGACCGCATCAACATCGGCGGCCGTGGCATCGCCGCCAACATCGCCGACCCCAACTACGAGCGCGAGAGCCGCGACAACACCTTCGGCGCGCTCACCGCGCAGCAAGTTGCTGCCGCTGCGCTGACGGACAACGGGGTCTCCATCGGCTGGTCGCTGGCGTGGAGCGCGCCGGACTGGCTCATCCCCGCAGGCGCCTGGGTACACACCGGCACGCCGCTGGAAGCCGTGCGCCGCATCGCCGAAGCCGGCGGCGGCTACGTGCGCGCCGACCCCATCATCAAGACCCTGCACGTGCTGCCGCGCTACCCGACGCTGCCGTGGGAATTCGCCGCCGCCACGCCCGACTACGTGCTGCCCGCCGAGGCCACCACGCGCATGGCCACGCGCTACATCCGCCGCCCGCCGCATAACGTGGTGTGGATCCAGGGCGGCGAAGTGGGCGGCATCCTCGCCCAGGTCAAGCGCACCGGCAGTGCGGCAGACCGCGCCGCCGAAGCCGTGGTGGACCCGCTCGTCACCCACGTCGATGCCGCGCGCGGGCGCGGCGAGGCCATCCTCGGCAACACCGGAGCGCAGCAACTCATCACCGTAGAGACACCCATCCTCGACGCCGTCGGACTCATCCCAATCGGCGCGCTCGTCGAATGGCAAGAGGGCGCCACGGCACTGCGCGGCATCGTGCGCAGCGCCCGCGCCAGCTTCGCGCGCCCGCGCGCGCGCCAGACGCTGGAGATCGAATGCCATGAGTAACGCCCTGATCGCGCTGCGCCGCATTTTCGCGCCGCCCCCGCTGATGGTCGGCACCGTCACCGCCGTCAACGGCGCCGAGTGCGTCATCGAACTGGACGACGGCGGCATCCACACCGCGCGCGGCGACGCCACCGTGAACGACCGCGTGTGGTTCCGCCCGGGCGGCGTCATCGAGGGCGCCGCGCCCGCGCCCACCGTCACCGTGATCGAGATCTAGGAGGCCCGGCCATGCACCCGATCGGGCTCAAGCTCCTCGCCGCCGCCCTGATGCGCGCCTGGCGGCGCTATCGACAACGCCGACCGCAATGAGGACGCACGTAATGCCCGACAAAAACCCCGACCTCTGGACGATTTTCCTGTTCTTCCTGGCGTCGGTGTCCGGTGCCGTGGGTGGCTGCGCTGCCGGGTCTGCGTTGGGCCTCAAGCGCGGCCAGATTCTCGCCGGGCAAGTGACGGCCTACGGTTTCATCGGCGTGGTGTGCGGCGGCCTGAGCTACGCATTCGGCCACCACATTGGCCACCCGGGCGACACGCTTTCCGTGATGGGCTGGGCCATGGCGGTCGGCATTGGCGTGCCGTTCGTACTGGCCTGCCACAACTTCGGCGCGCGCTATGCCTTCCGGGTTTTCGGCGTCGACGTCGAATTCACCATGCGCAAGCGCGGCGAGGAGCGGCGGAGCGAAGAAAGGATGCAGCGCGATGACCCGTCAAATTGATTTCCTCACCGCCGACCGCCTGCGACGCGCCACCGGGTGCAGCCCGGCGACCGCAGCCAAGTTCGTCGAGCCGCTGCGCATCGCCTGCCGGCGTTACGACATCGACACCCCGGCGCGCATCGCCGCCTTCGTCGCCCAACTCGCGCACGAATCCGCGCGCTTCGACCGCCTCACCGAAAACCTCAACTACAGCGCGCACGGCATGGCCGCCACCTGGCCCGGACGGTTCCGCGGCCCGGATGGCGAGCCCAACGCGTTCGCGCGCGATCTGCACCGGCAGCCCGAGCGCATCGCCAACGTCGTGTACGCCGACCGGCTCGGCAACGGGCCCCCCGAATCCGGCGACGGCTGGCGCTACCGCGGGCGCGGCCTCATCCAGATCACCGGCCGCAGCAACTACCGCGCCTGCGGCGCCGCGCTCGGCGTGGATCTGGAGACCTACCCCGAACTGCTCGAATACCCGCTGTATGCCGCGCTCTCCGCAGGCTGGTACTGGCACATGCGCGGACTCAACGCCCACGCCGACCGCGTCGACGTCGAGCGCATCACCCGGCTCATCAACGGCGGCACGCACGGCCTGGCCGATCGCGTGGCGCTCACCGAGAAGGCCCTCACCGCAATGGCATGACCGATCAACGGGCGACAACGGCGGATTCCGATCAAGTTTCGGGGGACAAACCCGACCCGCGTCGCCCACCAACAGGAGCAAGACCATGCGCACCATCCTCATCCTGATCGCCGCCATCCTGATCGGCGCATGCACGCCGGCCAGCCGCGACGCCACTCTGGCCGCATCGCATCTGGTCGCGCTGCAGGACCAGTACCAGCACGCCGCTGCGATCTACGAGCGCCACATTGACACCGTGCCCGAGCCGCGCCGCGCCGAAGTGCAGCGCGCGTGGGCAGTGGTCGAGCTCCTGCACGACCGCCTGCAGACCGGCGACCTGCCCGCCATCGCCGAAGCGTTGGCGCTGTACGAGATCGCCCGCCCGGCGTGGCGCGAGCTACGCGCCGAGGCCGTGGCCATGATCGAGGCCGGCCAGATCGCCGACCCGCTCGAGCGCATGCGGCTCATCGAAATCGACCGCCGCGCCCAGCGACTCGACGAGGCCGTGCAGCGGCTATCGGTGCAGGGCGCCGACGGCATGAGCCTCGCCGGCATCGTCGCCGATCTGGCGCCGCTGGTGGCGCTGGTCGCGCGGATGGCGATCTGATGTTCCTCGGCGAGCTCATCATCCGCGACGGCCAGCGCAGCGGCGAGTGGGTGCTGCACGCGCCGTTTGTCTGGCAGACCGATGACGAACGCATCGTCGTGCCGGAGGGTTTCCGCACGGACCTGGCGAGCATTCCACGGCTATTCCAGGGCCTGATCCCCGTCAATGGCCGGCACCGGCGCGCGGCCGTGCTGCACGACTATCTCTACGTCGTGCAGGACCGCAGCCGGTCGGCGGCTGATCGTCTGTTTCTGACGGCGATGGAGTCCGTCGGCGTGCGCTGGTCGCAGCGGTGGGTGATGTACGCGGCCGTTCGCGTTGGCGGCTGGCTGCCGTGGTTGCGCTCGGATCGGGAGTTGCGCACAGACCCGCGCCACTGGCTCGCGCGGCACGGCATCGAGCGCGAGGAATTGCGCACGCCGCCGGCCGAGATCGACGCGATCGACGTCTAG